CAAGAAGAATACTTCCCTTGTTCCACTCAAGTACTCCTTGTTGTAACCATTTCGGAAGATACTCGTATGCAAGTCGTATCTTTCCAAGAAGTTCAATAGCAAGTCTTTCTTTATTTGCAAGAATAGCAACACTCTGAGAGTCATTAAAGAGAACAACCCATAGAAGATATCCTGTAACTGTTACGGATTTACCAGCCTGTCTTGGAAGTTTACAAATACTAAAACGATTCTTATGAAAAGTTTTAACCATGTTCCTTTGAAACTTATACATACCAAAAGGTATTAAACCATCATCAAGAGATATAATTTTGATATAATTTTCAATAAAGTAGAGTGGGTCTTTCATACACTTAGTGTATTCTTTAACTGTTTCTGGTGTCCAATTCTCTTGTACATTGGCAGCTTTTAAGTTAGGATTATTTAAATAAGTTTGACTGTGGTTACTTGCCATTTTTCAATTGCTCTATATCTTTTTTGTTCTCAATAATTTTTTCATCTTGCAACATATCAATCATGCTTTGTAATTTTTTTGCTTTTTCTTCTTCAGTATCTAAATGTAAATTAGGATTCATTACTTTTTCTAATTTTAAAAATACAATTCTTTCATTAGGAACATATCTCCATACCAAACCACTATCAGAATATACACTAAAGACTGTTTCTCTTGCACCAATTTTAACAATCATTCCTTCTTGACCATCAAGAATAATTGTATCGCCCTCATTAAAAGCAGGATTCCATTTAAATTGCAATCCTTTTGCTAAAGATGTTGCCCAATCTTTAAACATAATTGCAATAATGGCACTAATTAAAATACCAATCCACGGCAATAAAAAACTAGTCAGTTGTACTGTCTGACTTTCTAATGTCGGCATCTATTATTCTTCCTTTTCCAGTTAATGCTTTTTGTAATTCAGCAGTAGAACCAACGAACAATGCGTTAGTTACATTTTTTGGTGCATTACTAGGAACTTCTTTTAATTTTTTCATATCATTTTGAAGTTGCATTAATTTTTCTGTTACTTCAGCAACATTTTTAATTAATTGTCCAGCAACTTCATATGTTCTTGGATGTTCTGATTCTTTTGCAAGAGTGATAATACCATCAATCGCATCTTGACCTCTTTCAATTAGGTTATAGAAATTTTCACGACTATACTTGTAGTCAATTTCTTTTTCGTCATCACCAGATGGTCGGGGAATAACTTTATTATCTTCAGGCATAGAGGTTTCTATATCACCAACAATACCCAATGCTTCGTTTATTTTTTCATCAACACTCATAATACTGTCCTACAGAAGTATTTATTCGTCAGCGCCTGTGTTTGAATTGAAATCTTTAGCATCTTGATAGAAAGATGTTGTTTCATTAAATCCAAAATCATCATCAGCATCTGCTGTTGTTGGGTCAGGTGTAACTGTATATCTCTGTTCTCTTGTAGGAGATTTATCAGGCAAGTCTGCATATTGGTCGACTTGTACAGTTTTGATAACACTTGATGAAGTAACTGGCCCATACAAATAAAATTTCAATGTGAAAGCAAGATTATATATTATAGAACGTCTTGAAGCAAAATCACCTTCGTAACTATCTTCATAATTAATACTATTTAATATAATAGGAATATCTCTTTTAGAATCCATTGCAATATTATCATTAATTGTTACAGTATAATCTGGTTGAAAGTATGGAAGTATTTGTTCTAGTATTTGTAATCCATCATCACTATTTTTTGACATGATAGATAATGCAAATTCTAAATTATAAGGAACAGGCATGTATTGAGTATCTAATTTTTTATCAGTACCACTTTTAACTTTTTTAAATTTTTGAACACGATTTAATTTTCTTGCTGGGTCGTAAGTTAAACCAGTTATTTCAAAACCAATACGAGGTAAAGTTACTGCAACTTTGTTATCTAAAGTTGCATCTTGTCTAAGTCTTGCAAGAAACTTTTGTTTCGGCCCGTATGCAAGTGGAACTTTCATAGTTTGTGTAATAACACCAGCATTGTTCTTACGAACTAAATGAATGTCATTAAACATACTTCCAAAAGCTACTACTAGTTTTCTAATTGTTTCGTGATAAAATTGTGATTGCCCTAACATAATTTATAACTCCTATAATCCACCTTCTGAGAATGGATTTGATTCAGAAAAATCAAAAATGGTATCATCAAGTGTATTAAGATATTCATTTTGTGCTTTAAAATCTGAACTTTGGTCTCCTACTATATAATCCTCTTTAACTATATAGTGTTTTGTTCCTAATAAATCTTTTATTTTTGCTGTGGTTTGACTTGTTTGACCAGTAAAAGTTTCGCCATCTGTAAATTCTGTTGCAGTAATTAAAGTATATGCCATTGGGTCTAGTGTATCTAACACATATGCAATAGCGCCAGAACTTGCACCAACAATTCTTTCCCCAACAATAAATGATAAACCAAAATTATCAAAATAATCAATTCTTGATTGTTCGGTATCTTCTGCGAGTATTGCACCAGATAAGTATTCAGTTTCACCAATAATATCACTATCAGCATCTGTACTAGAACCATCTGTACCATCTAATACTAAATTATCTCCACCAGATGAATCTTCTAATAAGAAACTTTCTGTATATGTACCACTTTGTTCCATTGAAACTTGATACTGCATTGAATCTCTTGAAAATGTTGTTTCTACAGCATCTATTTCTTTAATATCTGTATCAATAATTTCACTTGAATATTCAAATGTTCTACAACTTAATCTAAAAGTAGGTCTATTTTGTACTTGATAGAATGGGTCGTCATGGTCAACAAATGTTATTTCAAACATTTTATTTAATGTTGGAAAGTAAATTGCATCACCTTCATTTGGTCTT